TTCAGGCTACAAGAAGGGGGGTAAGCTTAAGCACTTCCACGTTCATAAGCATTTTCATGCGAAGGGCGGCAGTCATTCGGTGAGCCGTTCGTACTCTGCTGAGGAGAGGGCAGCCGAAAAGTTTGCGGAAGGGGGCAGCGTGCACGATTGTACGAAAGTGCCCGCACAAGGTCCCGACTACGCCAAGGGCGGTCACGCAGTCCACAAGAACGCTGGCGGAGCAATGTACGCCCCCGGGGGTCTGGTGGCGGGTCCCGCAGTGCGCCCCATGGCGACAATGCCTGCACCGGGTGGAGCTCGAGCCGCTCCTGGTGCGCTGGGTCAGTTAGCCGCCAGAGCTCCTCAGGGGATGCCTGTGCGTCCTCAGATGCCCATGCGTCGTCCCATGGTCATGCCGGGTCCTCAGCCCGCCATGCACGCCAGGGGCGGTCCTGTGGGGATGGAGAAGGTAGCCCGGAAAGAGGTGGCAAAGCACGTTCGTACGCCCAAGCCTCGCGGGCACGGCATCAAGTAGAGGCAGGTGCTCTCCTTGCTGAGCTACGGGCGGGTGCGTTGTCGCAAGGTCGCCCGGCCGGATTGATTCGAACCGGCGACCTCCTGCCACCATATCAAGGTAAGCTCTTGTAACGCGTAGTTCAAGCCGCTAGGCTCCAGGTCGGCGGACATTGTGCCCGCTAGTGTGCCGCGACTTCAGTGCAGGCGCGCTTTCCCCCTACGGAGAGCGCCTTGACGACGAGCGGCACAGTATCTACGACCACTTTCAACACGGGCAAGCTCATTGACCGGTCGTTTGGTCGTTGCCAAGTACCCCCGCAGAAGATCACCCCTGAGTACCTTGCGATTGCGCAAGACCTACTCTATCTGTCGCTGTCGACGATCGCGAGCAAGGGCATTGCACTGTGGGCGCAGCAGAAAGTCATCCTGCCCCTCTATGACGCTACGCAGGACGTACCGGCCCCTTTGGGCACGGTCGACATTCTTAATGCGAACCTGCGCAATGTTACACAACTGCAGCTCTCTGCTCCTGGCACCGTTTACACCAGCTCTGCGGGCGGCATAGCTGCGAATGCGTTCGATAACAACCTAGCCACCGCCTGCACGCAGACTTCTACCAATGGTTACCTCCAGGTGCAATTCCCCGCGGTGGGTCAGCCGGTCATCTTCGGTATTCTTCCCAACGCTACTGGGACTTGGAATGTTGCGATCCAGACTTCTAATGATGGGGTCACGTTCACGACGGTGTACTCAAACGTTGCGTTGGCTGCCGTAGCGGGTCAGTGGTTCTGGGTGGATATTCAGGGTATCCCGGAAGCCGGCGTGCTCTACGTACGCTTGCAGGCCTCGGGCGGTACGACGCTGAACGTGACAGAGTTCGTAACTGGAGCAGCGCCTCAGGAGATCCCGATCGCGAAGATCAACCGGGATGACTACGCTAATCTTCCTAACAAGTACTTCACGGGTCGGCCGCTGCAATTCTGGTACGACAAGACCCAACCACAGCCGGTCATGACCCTGTGGCCGGCACCCCAGCTGCAATACACCTTTGCGCAGATCGTGTTGTACGTGCAGCGCTATGTGCAGGATGTAGGAACACTGACGCAGACGGTGGAAGTACCCCAGCGCTGGTTCCTGACAATCCTGACGCGGCTTGCGAAGGAACTCATGCTGATGATTCCAGAAGTCGCCAAGCAAATGAGTGATCTGGATAAGCAAATGTTGATGCAGGAAGACACCAACCGATGGAACGAGGCTTGGCAATCCGAAACAGACGGGTCACCTGTCATGCTGCGCCCGATGATTGGCCACTATACGAGGTAGAGTTATGCGATCCCCAGCCTATTTCGTAGACACGACCGGACAGCCCACGCTAGGGGTAGGCCTGTGCGGCCGGTGTAGTGCGAAGCTGCCCTTGATCGAGCTGCATAACGATCCTAACTCACCCGGTCTCATGGTGTGTATTGATGACTTGGATGTGCTGGACCCATGGCGACTGCCTGCGCGCCAGACTGAAGACATTAATCTGCCGTTTGTGCGCCCGGATACAAGTATCGATGTGCCCGCGGCGCTTGCAGCTCAGGATGCGCTGTTGATCGCAAACCAGCATGGATAGTGAGGTGACATGAGCGCGGAGTCTATTGCTGAAGGCGATTTACCAACAGAAAAAAAAGCGGAGATACAAGGAGCAACAATTTGGTTTCGTATCCATGGATTACTGGAGAGGATGCAACAGCTGCAGCAACTGTTGCAATTGATGATGAGCCAGCGGCATCGAGGAGACGATAAGCTACGTGAGGTGGAAGAGACTCTAGAGAGAGAAAGCCCGTGGCCCGTAGGTCATTACTACGAGCGTGGCGAGGGGCCGAGAGATGGTTGGCAGAAGTGGATCTTGGGAATCGTGAGCGCAGTTTTAGTAGGTATGTTGTCATGGGTACTGGGGAAACTGGATACGTTGACGCAGGAGGTAGCCACGCTGCAGGCCACGCAGACGGTGTCACTATCCGCGATCAACCAGCGTCAAAATGCAACCGACGAGCGCTTGGGTCGGATAGAGGGGCATGTGTACCGGGCAAATCCGTGACCAGACTCGGCTCATCGCGGGATAACGCGGACGACTCGGTGCAGGCTTACGAATCCGCGCATGTCAACATTAACCGCTTTACGGTACCGCGCGACCCTGTATCGATGATCACGGCTACCTTGTTGGCGCTCTCTATCCTCGGTAACGTTGCGATGTATTTGTGTTATCAGGGCCTGAAACAAACGGTAGACTTGGACACGTACGACGATCGGGTTTTCATTAACGGTCGCTTTGCTAACATCGCAGCGCAAGTGAAGTCCGACCATGATTTGATCCAGGCTTATGGCTTACAGAAATCACTGAAGGAGAAATAAAGTGACAATATCGATCCAGGTTAAACGGCAGGAGGTGCAATCTTGAGCGGCGGAGGACACATCATTATCAGGAATGCAATCAAGACAGCTCTTACCGATCCTATGGTGGGTGGTGCATTACCCCCCGGGATCGCCAAGGAGATCGCGCCGGTCCTGGCGACCGACACGAGTACGTGGGACGAGAACGCCGACAAGGTGACTCAACACGCTTTCAAGTGGGCTATGGCACACGTATGACCGTTGAGCAGACTGCGCTGATACTGACAGCTTGTGGGACTTTATTGAGTTCCGTAGTTGCAGCTATCGGCGTGGTCTTCTCAGTTAGAAACAGTCGCAAGTTGGATGTGAATAACGATAAAATCGACGCAGTACACCGTAGCACTAACGGATTAGCTGAGCGCAACGAAGCCATTGCTCGGAAACTGGGGGTTGTAGAGGGTATACAACAAGGTACCGCCAGGGAAAAACAACGTGCAGAGGACGAACACAAATGACTTTGAGCCCGTTAGGTCTGGCACTGATTCAGTTCTTTGAAAACTACGCTGACCGGCCGTATCGGAGGTTTCCTCACGAGCCGTGGACTGCGGGGTGGGGCCACACCGGGGCGGACGTTACGCAGGACACTGTAGTCACGCCAGAAATTGCCTTGAAGTGGCTCAAGGAGGACACGCTGGGTGCGGAAACCGTGGTCATGCACGACGTAAAGGTGAAACTGTACCAGCATGAGTTCGATGCGCTGGTGAGCCTCGTTTACAACGCAGGACAAGTTGCGTTAGAGCATCGCACAGGGGAAGTGTGGGTTGTCTCCACCCTGCTCAAGCAACTCAACGCCAGCAACATCTCAGCAGCTGCGGAGGAGTTTCTGCAATGGGACCACTTGAATGGGGTTCCTGATAAGGGACTGCTGCGGCGTAGACAACTCGAAAAAGCATTATTTTTGGATGGAGCACCCACATGAGTCTGCTCTCGACTATCGCATCCGGTGCGCTGCAGGTTTTACGCACGGTTGCGCCGACTATTGCGGACACGCTCGCGGGACCCTTTGCTCCGCTGGTAGACCCGATCATGCGGAAGATTTTCGGAACCAGTGATGCGAAAACCGTAGAAACGTCTCTTCTCAACGCCACACCGGATCAGTTGGTTGCGCTCAAGCAAGCGGATAATGCGCATGCTGAGCAGCTCGCGCAGTTGGGGATCGATAAGGCCAAGTTGGCCTTCGACGATGTGGCTAACGCACGGCAGATGCAGATTGTCACTAAAGACCCCACAGCGGGTCGTTTGGCGTGGCTTCTGATTGTGGGGTTTTTACTGGTGACTATTGGGATGATCATCGGACTGTTTGGTTGGCCGGACCGTGCAAAACTACTGTTGAATGGTGAAGCCGGATTGTTCTTCGGTACTATTTTCGGTTACCTGTCTTCTGAAGCAAAGCAAGCTACCGCATTCTATTTCGGGGGCAGTGAAAGCGGTCAGACGAAAGACGCTACTATTGCCTCCATCGCTAAACAACCTTAGGACGAACTATGTTGACCCTTGAGACGTTGACTAACATTGAAGCTCTTTTGGTGTCCAGGAGTCACCCCCTGTGGGGTGAGTTCATGCCGCTTGCTCGCATAATCGCGGAAGTACAGCATGCAAAAGCAGCGCTGACGCAGGCTCGGGTTCGTCCGGCTGATACGCCGCACATACCCGCACCTACGGACGACGTTCCGGTAGGCGACCCTGCGAGCATATGAGCGATGCCCGTCGCGTTGACATTTACCTCTCTTAGCACTCAGGTGCTCCAGGCGTATGTGGAGCGCGGCGGGTCAGCCACCGACCCTACTTTTTTTGGCCAGATACCCCTGTTGATCAATAATGCGGAACGGGCACTGGCTCGCCGATTGAAAATCCTGGGGATGGTTATCCCGATTGTAGGGTCCTTGGCTGCGGGAACTGCGGTGTACACGAAACCTAACGGGTGGCGTCGCACGGTTTCGATGAATTTCGGAGTTGCGACGGTTGCGGACTCTTCGCAGAATTCGGCTACGCCTTTATTTGCCCGGCAGTACGAATACTGCCTGAGCTACTGGCCGGATCTGACCCAGACTGCGCAGCCGCAGTTCTACGCTGATGTGGATTACGCACACTGGCTCATCGTACCCACGCCGCAGATCAGTTACCCGTGGCAAATCCTGTACTACGGGCTACCGCAGTTGCTGGATAGCTCAAATCAGACCAACTTCTGGACGAACTTCGCACCCGAGACTTTGCTCTATCGGGCACTGCTGGAGTGCGAGCCTTTCCTGAAGAACGACGAGCGTATACCAACATGGCGCCAATACTACGAGGAGGGGGCTACCAACCTTGAAAATGAGGATCTAATGCGCTCAGTAGACCGTGCTGCGGTACGTAACGAGGATTGACCTGTGCCTAGTGTGTACCAGTTGTTGTTCGGTGGCAGTCTCGTAGCGCCTGCGATCCCCACATACCTGTCGTTGTCGATGTCAACGAATCAGGTCTTGGGATGGCCGCTTGAATCCAACATCACCTCTCCGGCCGCTGCGGAAATCATTGATGTCAGCGCTACCGCGGGTGGCCTGACCATTCAGCTGTCGGATGCTCGATCAGTAGGTACCGGCTACTGTGCGTTGTTTAACAACGTAGGCGCTAACACGTTCACGTTGCTGGACGCGCAGGGCAATACGCTGATGGCACCTGCCCCAGGTGCGGCGTGGCAGATTTATCTGGCTGACAACTCGACGCTGCAAGGCACATGGCGAGTATTCCAGTACGGTGCGTCGGTCTCTACGGCTAATGCGGCGACGCTTGCGGGTGCGGGACTCAAAGCTATCAGCACGACGCTGAATGAGCAGATCACGTTCTCGCCGCAAGCTGCGAGCTATACGATCGGCTCCGGTACGAATCAGGATCGCGCAGCTTGTATTGAGTGGACTGGCGGGGCGGGGGGCACATTCTCCTCCTCGGCCGCGGCGACCCTGGGTGCAGGTTGGTTCTGCTACATCAAGAACAGCGGCACGGGTGTTGTGAGCTTCGTGCCTGGGTCTGGGCAGATCAACGGCAGCGCGTCGATGACGTTCAACCCGAACGATTCGGCGATTATCGCGACTGACGGAACTAATTTCTTCTCAATAGGCTTCGGTCAGTCGGTCGCCTCCTCATTCAATTTCGTTACCATCAGCCTTGCAGGCGACACTGGCAACGTCGTCCTGACCGGTGCGCAACTCAATCGCATCTCGTATCGTTTTACCGGCGCGCTCGCCGGCAATACGGTCGTCATTGTTCCCGCATCCATCCAACAGTATTGGATCGACAACGAGACGACCGGCGCTTTTACGCTCACCATCTCCGCAGGGGGAGCGGGCAGTACATTTGTCGTGCCGCAAGCCAACCGGGTTATCCTGTACTGCGACGGGTTGAACATCGTCAGTGCGATCACTGGCGGAGGTGTGACCTTCGGGAACGGCACTGCGGCGTCGCCATCCATCACTTTTGCTTCTGATGGGACAACCGGGCTGTACCTGCCCGGGGCGGGCGTACTTGGGTTTGCGGCTGGCGGTCGCGCTGCAGGATCTGTCAACGCGAGCGGCCAGTGGTCTTTGCCCGCAGCTACTACCGGAACTACGCTTGCTGTAGCCGCGGCGAGTGGGGCAACGACGCTGGCGCTCACTGCGACAACTGGAGCGGCAGGGCCGTTGTCGTTTGGTTGGAGCGAGGGAATTGACACCAACACGTGGAATATTTTTAGCCAATCCACTGACCCGTTGGTGATCGGTACTGGCAGCGGTACTTTATCGCTCGCGACCTCAGCCACAAATCGTCTGGTGATCGCAAGCACCGGCGCGACCACCCTCAACGCCGCCAGCGGCACCAGCACGACGCTCACCGTCACAGGCGCGACGGGGAATGCCACGTCTTTGGTCATCAATAGTAGCCAGGGAGCCACGAACACCGCTGGGGACATTGTGGTCAACCGGGCCGGAAGCACCGCAAATGCCGTCGCAGAAGGACCCAATCTGGAGCTGTGGGACACGAGCGCGACGACGGTGACTAACCTGCAGCAGTCTGGAGGTCAGACTGAGCTATGGCAGTTCAACGGCTCCTGGGCGCAGATTTTTAAAGTCGCTACGACTCGTGCAGTTACCATCAACGCCCCTGCTAGCGGCAACTCTCTGACAGTCACTGGACCTGCGAATTCGCGCGCGGCATATCTTGTTGGCAACGCAACGGCGGGTCAATCATTTGGACTGCTTATCCAAGCGGGTACTAATACTAGCGACGATGCGTTGCGGGTACAGAATCAAGCTGGAACCGTTAACTACTTCGTCGTGCAGGGTGGTGGAGTTGTATTTGGAAA